AAAGACCAAATTTTTGATTGTTGAGAGGTGTTGATATCACCAAAAACATAATCGTGAACATCGCAGGGGATCTCTTGCACGCGGTTGCCGTCAAAGCGAAAGAAACCCTTTTGACCCATCCAGAATACACCCTCATCTACATCGCTCGCAGCCTTGCGTGAAATAGCGCCGCAAGATGTTCCAACGCGCTGAAACCCATAAACATAGGGTGGCCCCAAGTAGCGCCCCGTGTGGGCTGAAGTGTCGGTCAGGATCAGCGTTTGGCCGCGCGTTCTTATGCCCTGCATGATTTGGCCGGCATCAGCTAATTCAATATCACCGGCCTCATTGGTTGCTGCCGCTGTCCAGACCGTGTTTTGCTCACGATCGCACCAGCTGATTTTTCTGGGGTTTCCCCCAGATCCAAGGGCAAAAATAAATCGTTCTTCTGTAACCACTAGCCCCAGATTGTTAATCGGAGCGTTTGCTATTGGCGCCGCGTCTGCACTCGATCCCAACTGCCATTCCAACAAGCGGCCATCGTCTTTATTGCACGCCACCAAAAATTGGCCAAAATTATCGAGCGACCATTGGGTTGCTTCTTGAGGAACTGCATTCGAGTTTTGCTGTATTGGCGTGCCATAAAACCCGTCACCATAAAACCCATAACCATAGCCAGTTTCAACAAGCGCGCTTTCTCGACCGGCTACTAAATCAGAGGGCGTAATGTCAAATAATGTTCCGTTGCCCGTCATCGCTTTAAGCTCATTATATGAGCCAGCGGCAACGTATGCAGTTTGATTGTTGGCTTCCCAGGCGTGCATACCGCGCACCGGATTAGTGCAGAACGATGCTTTTCGTTCTTGCCAGCCGCCGATCGGGCGTAAGCTGTTATCGCGCCAGCGCACCAAGCTGCCATCGCGCCAGCGCCCAGACTGCTCTAGGTCAGTTCCGTTGCGGTAAAATCCGGCGGGTATATCAAGGGGAATTAGTGTCATACTGCCTCATATATGATTACAAGCTTGCCCACAGCACCTGTGCCGCCTTGAGATTGGCCAGGAGTACTTCCATCTCCCGTAACAACCACAGGGCCAGCCCCGCCACCCGCTGATGGCGAAATCTCCTGTGGGCCGGTAACATTTTTACCAGAGTAAAAACTAGCAATAGAGGCGGCAACATCTATATCTGCAACACCAGATCCACTACCTGTACCTGCCGTACCTGCCGTGCCAGATCCTGTCTGACCACCAGTATAGCCCACGCCACCCGTACCGCCTGTGCAAGATATACTTACGCCAGTAAAGCTTAAAGCGCTGGTGCCGCCAGTACCACCAGTGCTTGAGATGCCAAATGAACCTGGAACACCGTTAGTAAATGAACCCGCCCCTGCGGCACCAGCGGTAAAAGAAGCGCCAATTAAAGTTGTTACATCGCTAACAAAAAAGCCAAAGTCGCCACCAGCGCCGCCACCAGCCCCCGTACCCCTTGCGAAGTTGCCATATACTGCGCCAGCACCACCGCCGCCGCCGCCAGATACTCCGACCCAAGCACCAGCGCTTCCGTTTATATCATTTGCCGTTAAGGTTGTTGAGCTAGTAAAAGTATCTGAGGTAAGAACCAAAACATTCTGCTTACCACGAAAGTCATCAATCGATATGGTTCCGCTGGCGGGTATGCCAGAAGCAGCGCCATAGTATTCTGACAACGATATGGGATTTGAGCCACCAAACTCAGTCTGTATGTCACTGAGGCTTGCTGTTCCGGTGGGTACAGACATGCTTGAATACCCTCTTACAAGCTACCAAAGGCGGTCACATCGCCCGTGACAGTTAAGTTTCCATTAGCATCAATTCTCATTTTATTAACGCCGTTGTAAGCAAAGGTAAGATTGCTGCCACTTGCAGTTGCTGTCCAATTTTGCGTTCCACCAGAAACCGTAACCCCTGGAATAGTAACGGTGCCAGTAAAGGTCGGTGAGGCAATTGGAGATTTTGCATTTAACTGCGTCTGAATGTTACTCGTTACGCCATCAACATAATTAAGCTCCGCTGTTGTTGCTGTCACGCCATCCAGAATATTCAACTCTGCCGCTGTTGCTGTAACACCATCAAGAATATTCAACTCAGCGGCGGTCGATGTCACTCCATCCAGAATGTTTAACTCTGCCGCTGTTGATGTAACCCCGTCCAGGATATTTAACTCAGCGGCAGTAGACGTTACCGCTGTTCCATTTATTTTCAGCGCGCTTAGATTTGGTTCGACCGTGCCTGTCGTGCCGTTGACCGCATCAACGATGGTGTCGAGCGCAGTATTGGTTAGAGAGCCCCAAGAATTTTCGTTGCCGCCGACAGTCGCTTTTGTGATGCTAATTGCCATGTGATTGCCTCATATTTTTCGTCATAATATAGAATATTTTTGGTTTTTCTCTGCTTGGCGGTTATCCATTGTAAAGCGCATCAGCGCCCCAAATCATAAACGCGATACCGGCGATAAACATTAAAACGCCGGCCGTTAAACTTAGCCCCCAAAACATCTGATCGCGGCGCTTCGCTTGCTCTTCCAGCGCCTCTTTGTGCCGCTTTCGCGCCTCTGCCATTTCATGTTGAACGACATTCCAAATGCCGTAGATAGAGCAAATCTCGCGCAGCTGGTTCATCGTTTCCTGGTGAGCCAGCTTAGCCTGGGCAATCGCAAAACCCTCTTCCTCACTCGATGTGAGGCGCCCCAGCGGCCCCTTGTGCTTTCCGCGCTCTGCCAGGTTTATTTCTGTCTCCAGCTTAGCCAGCTTACCAAAATGCGGCAGCAAGCTGGCAATATCCTTACCGGCTCCAATAGCCGTCGAAAGGCTAGACCCGATCTGAGTTACAGTAGCGGCGAGAGCCATAATCTCAATCATTGCAACTTACTTTTTAAGATTATTTGGCGGCGATCGAAATCACCTCTCTAGCAACGCCAGGCTAAGCAGCTTCAGTCCAAGTTTCGGCAGATTTTAACTGTTCAGTCCAAGTTTCACTTGCCAGGCTTTCTGGTGTCCAGGTTCTTCGTAAAAGCCCAACGTCAACATTCCCAGAAAGCACATTTTCAGTCGTGATCTGGTGGTCTTGCGCGATTGCCGAGCTTGCCGCTGTTGGGTTTGATGTATTAACGTCATTTGCTGCAATATTGTGAACCTGAGTTATCGCTGATGTAGCGATTGTCGGGGTTTGCGTGAAAACATCATTGCCAGCCAAAACGTGCTGAATGATTGCAGTCGCAGTTGGAATGCTTACCGATCCGGCGCTTACATCATTTGCCGCAATGCTGTGAACCTGAGTTATTGCGGATGTAGCGACCGTTGGAGTTTGAGCCGATACATCAGCACCCGCCAACGTGTGTTCTTGAGTAAATACACCATCGCCAACACGAACATGCCCCGCAATAACATTGGGCGCCGAAAAGCTTTCATCCTCAAAGCATGTTAAATTTGGCACGCTTGCTGGGTTCGCAGTATAAACCAGTGTTACGACATGATCTTGAGATATTGCCGTGGTGTCCACGGTCGGCACGCCGGTGGAAACGCTTTCGTTTGGAATAGTTTGCTCAAACGTACCTACGTCAGCAATCGCTGCACTGGATATTGGGCTTCCGCTAATCATTTAAATCCACCTTGGCCCCTCAAACCATGCTACTAAAGAACGTCTTGTGCCGCTTGTCACAGGCTGCACTGCATGTTGCAAATAGCTTGGGAAAACTAAGACCGTTCCCTTTTCTTTGGAGCTTTTGTCGGGGCTTTGACACTCGCTAAACGAAAAGTCACCCCCCTCATATTCGTCTGCACCTGACAGTTGAACGGTTACTGAAAGCTTACGATCCAAGCCATCATCGCGGTTCCAATCAATGTCGTGGTGCCAAGAATAGTGACCGCCTTCAGACCCAAGATATTCTGTAAACTGTATGTCAGCTTTTTTATAAATATGAGCCTTGAAAGCATTTCTATTTGCTATGTCTACAAAGTCATACAAAAGGTCCAAAACAGGCTTGCTGTTTGTAAGCCATGCAA